AGTTGAGCTAAAATAGTATCTTTATTTTTATCTCCGGATCCACTACCGTCTTCAACGTAGCCATCCGCTTTAATATAATTGTTATAATCTTTTTCATTGTGAGTTATTTTGGAAGGCATGTAACTGATTCCACCTTCAGCAAATTTTTGAACGGGTAAGGAAGCTAAACCTCCTGCGTGATAGTTATATATAGGTTCAGTTGAATATAAAGGTCGAGAACCATAACTTGCTCTCTTGCTTAAACCTGCGGTTAATTTACTTTGTCTTGCATAGGCTTCTTTATAAGGAGTCTCATCAAATTTCTCTGGTTCATCATCCCCTAGTAAAGCACCTCCTCCAACTGCTAATGCAGATCCGATTCCTAGTTGAGCGCCTGTGTCTAAACCGCTCCACCATTTTCTGGCTTTGCCGAACATACCTGTACCAGCTTTAGTTGCACCACCTGATCCTGTTACAGCACCTGCTCCTGTTACACCATGTAAAGGGCCTTGTCCCATCATAGTACCTTGAACTTGAGGAGCTCCTAATGCCATTTTAGCTGCTCCAGTGCTTCTTAATTGTGCACCGAGAGTAGCTCCTTGAAGTTGACCAGCTCCTTGACCAAAGCCTTGTAGACCCATTCCTTGGCCCATTGATGTCATGCTTCCTAGTTGACCTATACCCCCCATTAAAAGGGCATCTCGGAACGAACGTCCGGTTGATTTTCCGCGGAGTTTTTGTACGCCAAATGTGGCTAATGCTAATGTAAATGGATCCATAATAAATACTTAAGTATTTACCATTTTAACGGTATTAAGGCCTCTTATCAATACGCTGGCGGGATCTAATCTTTAACTGGATTGGTAGGAGGCTTGTCCATTTTAAGAGGTTCGTCAGGGCCCAGAGTAATAAACTCGTGCATAAGTTTCCCTCGATATAGTTTTTGACCCACGTGTGAGATTTCCTCATCGACTAAAGCAAACAGTTTACCCCCCATATCACGCCATAGTTTACAAAAATTGAAGTCTTCTCCTGAATAAGTTTTATTTTTAACGTCCCAATAGGTATCAAAGAAATTATAATAATGGGGACGATTAATCATTTCCCCATTAATGAGGGTTTTTTGAAGGATAGTTAGCTCGGGATAGTGTTTTATCATTTTTTCTAAGGCTGAACGTTTAATCATCATGCAGCCTGCAGGTCCCCTTTTAATTTCACAAAATCCACCTTTAACATGAATCTCCCCAGCATCTGGCAGCTCAATTGGAAAAATAGATCCTTTGGTATCCGGGTGATCGCTCGAGCGACGTTCGTCATCTTTAACAAACTTATTTGCATCCATAGTTTTCATGGGATAGGGTACCAAACAAATTTCATAAGGGGAATTCATCAGGCGAATAATAGATCGAACACTAAAACTAATATCCGAATCAATAAAACACATAGCAGCAGCTTTAGAATTAAGAAAGCCTGATACACAAAGGTTACGTCCTTGGGTAACTAAGCTGCTTTTCATCATTTGAAAGGTAATTTGAATTTTATTGATGAAGAATTCTTTTTGCAGATCAAGAATTGATTTTACATAATCTAGCATTAAGGTATCGTAGCAAGGAGTAGCCACGAAGAGACCTTTGTATTCAGGTGTTGGCGTCGGGGGTGTCTTTTTGTTGTTGTCGTTTGTCATAAAGAGCTCCTTTTAAAAATCTATTCCAAAAATTTCCAATAATTTTCCAATCATAATAGCGTTTATAGTATTGTTGCTGGAATTGCAAATTATCTTTAATTTTTTGAGTTTTAAAAATTTCTCTAGCATCAATAATACAAGCCGCTGTTTGTTGAGCTAAATAAGTTTCATCTTTACTATAAGGAATATAGATTGGAAATTCACAGCAAGTTTCAGGAATGGCTCCTAGATTAGTGGTAATCATAAGGCAGCCTACTGCTAAAGATTCCATGGCTGAAATACAAAAGGTCTCTTCAAAGGTCGAAGGATGAACATTGATATGATAATTTTTAAGTTGAGCCATTAGACTTGCATGCGGACAGTATCCTTTATAATTAACATTTTTAAGTTCTCTGGCTTGCTCGTATAAAGGAAGATAAATTTTATCATTCTCTTGTTTAAAGGCTTCACCATAAAGGAGGGTAGTAGAATAGACATCTAATTCAATATCCTTTTCATTTTCAAGAGCCTTCATAGCTTTTAATAAAACAGCTAAGCCACGCCACGGAGTTGAAAAATAAATGAGTTTAAGAGGAGGTTTATAAGTGAACTCCATCTTGAGTTGAAGTTCTTCATAATCAATACCATTTTTAATAATGGCTGACCGCTTATCTGGAATATCAAAAAAGTATCTAAATTTTTCATAAGTCCAATTTGAATTAAAGACATACCAATCATATTTACTATGGTTTTCTTTCTTTTTAAACCACGGCGCTAAGTTAGGTTGGTCATAAGAATTTTTAATCCAAAGAATATTGGGTCGTAAAGGATGAAGAGGATCCTTCTCAGGAATGGAAGTAGTAATTTGAACAAGATCTAAAAAATCTTGCGATGCATATTTTTTAAGATAATCAAATTGAATTTCAGTCCCACCATAAGGCTGCATTAATTGGTTTTACCAAATACTTCTAAAGATGCAACCGTGATTTCTAAATCCTGTCTAAAATCTTCTGCAGTCGTATCCGTTTTAGAATCTGCAACATCGGCATCAAACTCTGCTTTGGATGCATAGACTTTTCCGGTACGTTTATTTTTAACAATTTCCTTGGCTTTTGCCGGTAGTGTTTTTATCATTAAGCTGTTCCTTGATCTCCTGTTATGAAAGCGTAAGAAATTAATCCTCTAATAACATTAGCAGTTCCAGCTTTTATTTTCAAGGCATCTTCTTCTTCCAGGACAATAGGGCCTTTCGCTAAATTTTGCGTGGTATTACTAGTCATTAGAATAGTGCCTAGTTGTGTTGTGGCGGTCGCGCTTTGATCATACATCGAAACTACGACTGTTGTGGTAGCTGTACTAACATTTTCAGTTTGAATATTTTGTAAAATGGCACGTGAACTTACATCCATAGTTAACACCGTCGTAGCTAACGTTCCTGTTAAATCAAATGTTTGGTTTCTATATTGTATTGCCATTAGTTTCCTTGTCCCCGTGTGCGTTTACGCCGAGAAATTCTTTTACCATATTTTTTAGCATGACGTCCAGGTCTTTTTCGACGGAGATGTCTGACATGTGCATATCCATATTGTAATCTTTGCTTCTTAGCCATAGTTTAAATTAAACCATTGAAAAGCTTGTGTATCATTTTCAATAGTTCGTTGATAAGAAGTATTAAGCTCCGTTTTAAGTTGTTCTAATTTAAATTTCATCATACGTTGATTGGAAGGTTCGTAATTGTCGGTAGGTTCTTGAAAGGTTACGGTTACTTTAGCCATTATCTTCTTCCATCAGGTTGAATATCAGCTCTAAAAGTTCCAAAACGCCAGGTTTCATTTACGGAATCGTTTTCTACTTTTAAATTAATAAGTCGAGCGCGTGCTCGTACATCCACTTTAGTGGTTGATGAAGTAATAGATATAGGACTTAATCCCGAAGCCGTTTCACTATCAGCAGGATAATCTTTTAAATTTAAAGAAAGTTTTGCCGTCCCCGTTAATACTTTAAAGTCTGGAATAAATCTTTTAATCTTCATAATATATTCTCCATCTCCATCTACATCTAAATCAAAATCTCCTGATTGAATGTAGGCCGCAACAGCAGTAGAAGTGCCCGCGGAATCTACCGCGTTGTTTCCTTTTTCCTGTGCATACATTTTAGTAATACCTTCACTATTTCCATAAATCAAAGGAGTGTCGGATACATTTGAAGAAGTTAAATATTCTATAGCATAAGGATCCGGTTGAACATCCGCATCAATCCATCCTGTACGGGCTAAACTTCCTGTGGTCCAAACTCCTCCTGGAATTCCAGGACTTTCTGTAAAATTATAAGAAGTATAACGATCAATGACACTACTGCTCGCAGTTGGATAGAACCAAGTAATTTCACTAAATAAGTTATTAACTCCTGCGGCTACAATTTGACCTGAAGTATAATTGATATCATCAAAAATATAGTCTTCAACATTACAAGATAAATTTTTAACGGTACCATCAAACAGAAAGAAGCCTCCGGCATCTCCCATCCAGAAGACTCGACCATTAGCGAATGCGACCGCATTATGACCGATGCATCCGCAGTTAGTACCTACTTGCCTTACTGAGAAAGTAAAAGGGGGTCCCACGAATTGCATCACATAGGCGGCTTTATCTGTTAATATAAAAACATAATCTCTACCTTGAATAGCTGCTCTAATTTCTGATCCTGTAGATAATCGCATTGTTCCGGCTGTGTTGGTAGAGGTTGGAACCCAATCGTTTCGATCTTCTTGATCCGAGAATCTTATAAACATTTTATCTTGTGTGCTTGCAGTACCAATAGTTGTTTCGGTGCCCAATAAAATAACGTGTCTGTCTTTTTCAGAAACAATTATGCTTTCTGAAGCGGTTGGAGCATTGGTTACAATCGTGGCTCGTGTAGCAATGGCCGTCGGCACGTCTACGTTTTCAGGATCCCATTGAAAAGTCGCTCCTCCTCGAATGGTAGCCAAAAGTAAAGATCCAAAGTTATCTATCTGCCATTGTCCTGGCTGTAAAATAACTTGAGTAGAAGTTGAAGCATCCCCCCAACCTCCATTACCCCAACTGGAAGTGCCCCATCCATAACCATAAGTTTGAGTTGCATTTCCAATTCGATAATAAGGCTGCACCGTTATTGAACCGAGACCCGTGATTCCTGCACCGGTTTCTGTGGAAGGAAGTGTAACAGTAATGGTACTCGCTGTCGGAGTAGTAAGAACTTCGAATTTTTTATCTTCCAACTCTGCCACTGTAAGACTGGTTCCTGAACCAGGCAACGTTACACCACTCAGCATAATAACCATGCCTGGATCTAAATTATGAGCTGTTAAAAAAGTAAGAGTAGCTTCGTCGCTACTGGTAGTTGTGGTTAGAGTCACACTCGATTGATCCAATGATGAATCCAAAGGAGTAACATCATGAAATTCACCTTCAAACCAGATGGCTAAAATCTTATTGGTACCTACCGCAATCCATCGATTCC